TTTACGGGGTAAGGTTGCAGCAGCAGCCAGAATTAAATAGAAACCTAAATAATTAGTTATGGAAGATTTAATGTTTTCAAACGATGTGAACTCAGAGTTCATGACCCGCGAGCAAATTCAAGAAGCTTGCCCAGTTGCCTTTTCAGAAACTCCAAGTAGTGAAGTTTCTAAGCACTACACCCACATTCCTACAGATCGTGTTATTGACGATATGGAAAAACTTGGATGGGGTGTTATTGATGCTAAACAAGTATCAGCTCGTAAGAAAGCTACTAAAGGCTTCCAAAAACACATGCTCGTTTTCCGTCACCCAGATTTGATGGTTGAGGGAAAAGATGGAGATGATGTTTGGCCTCAAATCATCATGACTAATTCCCACGATGGTAAAAATTCATTTACCTTCCAGGCAGGAATGTATCGATTTGTATGTTCTAATGGATTGGTAATTGCCGATCAAGAGTTTGGGAAAATGAAAATCCGCCATATGGGTTATGATTTTGAAGCTTTGCGTGGAACCATCGGAGAAATGGTTGAGAAATTGCCTCTTACAGTTGAGAGCATGAATAAGTTTAAAGGTACAGAATTGACTCAACCCCAAAAATATGATTTGGCTAGGAGAGCAATTGCAACTCGATTTAAGCTACAAAAAGATCAAAAAGTCGATCAAGTTTATAAGATTGATTTGGATGAAGTATTGAGGCCCGTCCGTAAAGAGGATGCAGGAGATGACCTGTGGAGTGTATTTAATCTTGTTCAGGAAAAAGTTGTTGAAGGAGATTTTGAATATGTTTCGGGTGTTAAAATGCGTAAAGCTCGTAAAATTAAGAACTTTAAGCAGGATTTGGATGTTAACCAGAAGCTTTTTGAAATTGCAAAGGAATTTGCAGCGTAAAAAAGCAGTTGCCATGTTGTTTAAGGGGGGAGTTGCCGCTCCCCCCAATAACACTAAATAATATAATTATGGGACTTAAAAATAAATATACTTCTCCTAAAGTTGAACTCCTTAATAAACTTAAAATTGGGAATGAAACTAGAGTTCTTAAAATAGAACTTATAGAAACTTCTAAGGTAAGAGATCATTATATCTACGAATGTCAATATGTTGAAAAAAAGAATATCCATCAAACATATATTATTGCGGTAGATATTGAAGACGCTATAAGTCGTCTTGCAGAAATGGTTAAAATCCCGAGCGCTAATACTAGACATTTTATTTTAGGTAATGAAACTCTTTATGTTGATGAAAAGAAATCAGACAGTTGAATTCGTAATGGAAAAAGCAGGACAATGGGGACTAAGATCAGAAGTAAGAGCTGAAGCTCTAGCTTTGATCAAAGAAGATCCAACCCTAGACACGGGTTCTGCGTATATTATGGCGGCTCGTGATTGGGATGTATTGTGAATTTTAGAACAGTAAAAAATAAAAAAGTTAATCCTGTTAATTACACAGCTAAGATAATCCAGGATAATCCTTTTGTTGAAACACATATTGGAACTGATTCTCAAAGAGTTGGTTCTAATATTAATTATGTAACAGCTATTGCATATCGTTACCCAATGAGAGGGGTTCATTATATTTATTGTAAAGAAAAATTTTTTCTAATTAAAGATGATTGGATTAGATTATGGATGGAGACCGAAATGACAATGCAAATAGCAGAAAAACTTTCCAATAATCTTCCAGGGATTCGTTTTGAAATTGATATGGATTATAATGATGATGAATATTATATGAGTAATAAATTGGTATCAGCTGCTAGGGGTTGGGCACAATCTTTTGGTTATAAAGTTAATATAAAGCCTAATAAACAAATAGCAACACGAGCCGCAGACTATCATTGCAGATGAATTATTGGACATATACAACAACATATAAAAATTTAGAAATTAACTATATTTATACACATGGAACACCGACTAATAAAGGCTCTGAAAAAACAGGCAGAAGCAGACAAAGAAGAAGCACTACTTACCTTAGAAACCCTACTACATTCACCGGCTGGCATTGGTGAACATACCTCAGGGCATTTTTTAGAGGAGGGGCAAAAAGCACTTCAAAAACTAACTGATGCTGAGGATCAAATCGAAACTTTGAAATTACACTTTGGACATTAATAAAATATTTGGGTCATTCAATTCATCATCTAGGGATGAAGGGAGTCTGTCTTCCTTTACACCCCCTAAAAGAATATCTGTAGTTGATGAAAATAGCCCCTCATATAAATTAGGAATGTTTCGGAAATTAATTTTAAACTATTTAAATTATACTACCCAAGTAATAGGTTTATTTGATAAAGCAGACCCAACGTTAGATATAAAGGATATTAAAAGAGTAGGTGAATTTATGCTTTATGAAAGAGCATATGATTATATTAAAGATATAGATTTACAAGATAAAAAACACATTAATGCTTTATTTAGAGAAGCTAAAAATTCTAAAATAGATTTTGAATCCGCTTTAAATAAAAGTATAGACCATTTCGAAAATTTAGAAGAATATGAAAAATGTGCAGTTCTCAAAAAATACCTTGATTTTTTAAATTTTTCATCGTAACTTCGTTATAAACAATAAAAATTATGCAATATAGACAACACATTCAGAGGAAACTTGAAAACCTCGAAGCAAAATTAAAGCACGTTGAATACCATAATGGTAGAGGGAATCGACAGGAAGTGGAATCCGCTAAAAAACAGTGTGAAGATTTAGTTGAAGAGATTAAGGCGGCAGTTGAGCGAGAGCCGATGTCACCTAATGAACAGAACAAAGTATGAACCTAACAGCTGAACAAATTCAGGGGAATTGGGATGAATTCACTGAAAATATCCACAAGTATATTACAGGGGGGAGGAAGGAAAAACTTCTTGGGTTTTATAGAAAGTACGAAGAGCGCATTATGATAATGCCTGCTGCCCATAAAAAAGAATATCATAATTCATTCCCAGGAGGATATGTTGAACATGTTAATCGGGTAGTACGTTGTGCTATTAAACAATGTCAATTGTGGGAAGAAGAAGGAGCAGATATGACTACTTTTACTGTAGAAGAATTAGTGTTTTCTGCTATTAACCATGATCTTGGAAAAATGGGGGATGAAGACAATGAATCTTATATCCCACAAACCGATAAATGGAGAAAAGAAAAACTAGGCGAGGATTATATGTTTAATAAACAAGTCCCGTTTGCTTCTGTTCCTGATAGAGGTTTATTTATGCTTCAATCTCATAATGTTAAATATTCATTTAATGAAATGCTTGCAATCCAAACTCATGATGGGTTATATGATGTGGCTAATGAAAAATATCTTAAAGCATATATGCCCGAGCAAAAACCACGTACTTCTTTACCATTCATTTTACACCAGGCGGATATGATGGCGGCTCGTATTGAATTTGAAAGAGAATGGTTACCTAAATTTAAAAATTCCGTGCCTCCCCAGGAGAAAAATTTTATATTGAACACAGAGTCTAAAAAATCAACTAAAGACAAAGCACTTTCCCAACTTGAAAGTAAAGGTCTTAAAGATTTATTTGATAAATTATGATAGAAACAGTAGTCATCAGTATATTAGGGATATTAGTTGTAGTCTTAGGATTTACAACTCGTAATCTCTTACGTAAGAATGAAAAGCAAGAAGATATTCTTGCAGGATATATTACTTACTTAGATCAATTTAGTCGAATTATAGAAATCTCTGATGAGAAGCTCAAGAAAATTGATGAGCGTGGTATTTTTAAAAGTGATGACGAAATAGGTTTCATTTTTCAGCAAATTACAGATCTTCAGGGAATTCTATCTAAATTTAGGATAGATAAATTATGAGCACATTACCCCCTAGAAAAAGGAAGAAGAAAACCAAAAATATGTATTTTACCCAGGATACAGAGGATGCTATTGTTAGATACAATGGCTCTTCTGATCCCGAGGAAAGAAGTAGAATTTATCAGGAAGGAATCCATTATGGATTTTTTAAGCTTACGGAAAATATTATACATACCTTTAAATTTTATTATACAGAGGTAAATGAAATTGAACATCTTCAACATGAAGTAATTACATTTCTATTAGATAAAATTCATTTATTTGATCCTACACGTGGAACCAAAGCGTTTTCATATTTTGGTACGATTGCAAAGCGGTATTTAATTATACAAAATACTAAAACTTACAAAAAACGAGTAGATAAAGCCCCAGTGGATGAATTACACCATAATTTAAAATACTCATATGATATGGATTATGATCCTATGGAAAAGGATAAGGATTCTATTTTTATGGATGAGTATATTAAATATTGTAATTCAATCCTTACGGATTTATTTCCTAAATTAAGGGATGCTCAAATAGCAGATGCTATTTTATCTATTTTTGCTTCCAGAGATCAGTTGGATGTATTTAATAAAAAAGCACTATACATCTATATAAGGGAAATGGTTGATGCCAAAACTCCCCAAATTACTAAAGTCGCCAGTAAATTAGGAGATATTTATAAAGCCCATTATCTCTTTTATAAAGAAAATGGATATACTAATTTTAAAGATACTTCATATTTATAAATAAAATAAATATGGGGCAGTTAGACAAAAATATATTTGGTAAAAAAAAATTCTCTAATATTTTAGAAGAAATTTATAACAATCAAAAGAAAAAAGAAGAACAAATTTCAACTCTTATATCGGAGCTAAAACCTTTAATACAGGATATTGGAGATGCTACTTTAGTTGTTCCTCTTCTTAAAGAGTATTTAGAAATTTCTGTTAAGAATGATGAGCAGCTTATTAAAATGGCTACTATTGCTCAACGTGCTATCCAAAGTGATGGAGTTGATGATGGGAATTTTGGTATGACTGAAGATGAGAAACAGCAATTACTAAATGAAGTAAAGAAATTCAAAGACGATAAGAAATAATGCCTAAGTTAAACTATGGTATAGGGGGGTTCGCTAATTATGCTAGAAATTTAGTTAGTGACACCGTAGATTCAGCTATTCCTAAAGAACTTAATAGTTTTAGAGTAAAGGATATTATTTTAGATGAAAATCACCCCCACTTTAGTACTTATGGAGAATGGGCTTCTATAGGTATGGTTTTAATAGAGGATGTAACTAATCCTAGTGAAAATAAGGATGCTATAAGAGTAGCATACCCTTTATTTCCTAATATAAAGCATTATCCTTTATTAAATGAAATTGTTGCAGTAATAGATCTCCCAGATAGTAAGTTAGAGGAAGCAGGGAATTCTAAAATATCTTATTATTTTCCCCCTATAAATATTTGGGGCACACCCCACCACAACGCTATTCCCGGTACATCTAATCCACCTTTTTCATTAAATAAAAGTATTTCTCAAGTATTGGGGGGTAGCCCTAATAAAACTACCAACGAGACTATAGAACTTAAATTAGGAAAAACTTTTATAGAACAATCTAATATAAATCCTTTAAAACCCTTTGAAGGAGATCATATAATAGAAGGAAGATTTGGACAATCCTTAAGATTTGGTAGTAGTGAAGGTATATCTCCTATTACTAAAATAAGAAATGGGCAGGGTGAAGAAACAAGTGAGGGATGGAATACTATTGAAGAAGATATAAACTTAGACAAAGCTTCTATATATCTAACTTCTAACCAACCAATAGAACTAGAACCTAATACCTTTAATTATAATTCTTATTCATCCCCACCCGAATTAATTCCTAGTTATGCACAAAACCAAGTTTTAATAAACTCAGGAAGAGTAGTATTAAATTCTAATATTGATAGTGTTTTAATTAGTTCAGCTAAATCTATAAATCTAAATTCTCAGGATACCATTAATATAGATAGTAAAAATTCATTTACAATAAATTCTCCTAACATATTATTAGGGGATAAAGGAGCAACAGAACCCCTATTAAAGGGTGATATTACTATACAATTATTATCTGAATTAGTAGGGGAATTAAGGAAATGGATGAGTCAATTTAATAATAATCCTTCTCCTTACATGGCTTATATGATCGCTTCAACTACCCCATTAATTAGTACTTTAGTTTCATTAAAGAATGATTTAGAAACCAAAACAAAATCTAAAGTAAGCAAAACTATATAATGGCTAAAATCGAAGAAAATATAATTAACAATTCTACCCCCGGGGAATTTAAAAAAAAAGGAATTGAAGCTTTAATTGTACTAGTAACAAATCAGGCTATGTTATTTTCTGATAGATTAATACCTTCTTTAGAGAAACAGTTAGTTAAGGTTGAGGGTGATTGTCCTACTCGAGAGGAATTATCTAAAGTGATTTCTATTAGAAATAACATATTAGATCAAGCTAATAATATATCTAAAATTCTTAAGGGAGTAACATTTACAGTTAATTTAGCTAAATTGGGTATAAACACTTTAGTAAAGTTAATAACTGCCCTAAAAAGAGGTAGAGTAGCAGTATCCATAATAGCAAAATTTATTCCATTCGGTCTCCCAGGTGCAATCCCAGCTTCTTTAAATGATTTAGATACTCTTATTACTAGTCAAACTTTTGATAAATTTGGAAACCCTAAAATTCCACCCATTAAAACTGCTGTAAATAGCATTTCAATCCCATTAGCATTAATATCATTTTATATTAATGAATTTATTGTAAAACTAAAATTATTAGACGATAATATTAATAAATGCCGTAATGTAATTCTACCCCAACCCGATGAGGCACTAGTAGAAATTTCTACTGTACAAAGACAAGCTGAGGAAAGTGTAAATTTATCTACTTACCAAGGTTTTATTTTTGAAATTGAAGAAGTTCCATTTTCACCTACTATAAATAGAAAAAGAGCTTTAGGAAAAAACGATGATGGAATTACTTTAATCCAAACCGAACTTTCTTTCACCCCATCAGACAAAGTATTAATAAATGAGTTAAAATTCATTATTGATAGAGATAATTTAAAAGCTTATTAAATATAATATTTATAATCAATGAAATCGCAAGTACTTAAAAATTTAATTAAAGAATCTGTTAGAGAAGTAATTCAAGAAGAATTAAAAGAAATCTTATTAGAAGCAGTTAGAGCTCCAAAACAAGTTATTTCTTCTCCAACTTCTTCACCTATGGAAAATAAACCAATTAGTGAAGATAAAAGAGCAGCCTATGCTAATATTTTAGGGGAAACAGCAGGACAGCTTACTAGCCAAGATGTCAACCAATTTAATCCCCAAGGAATAATGCCCGGGGGGGATTTACCTCAAGGTAATGTAGGCATGGATCAAATCATGGGTCTTTTAAAACCCACTAAATAATGGCAATAGAAGTAGGAAATATACCAGCATTTGATCAAACCCCATCCATTGGATTAGGGTTAGCCCTTCCTTTTAAATCTCTTGCAACCTCCGGTTCTGATTCTGTTTTTAAGATTAATTACACCAGCGCCGAGCAAGTAAAATTTAATATGATCAATTGGTTTCTTACTAATAAAGGAGAAAGAGTATTTGACCCCAATTTTGGGGGAAACATATCAACATACCTTTTTGAGCAAAGTGGTCCTTCCGTACTTGAAACTCTAAAAAAAAGCATAGAAGATGATATAGCTTTAGTGTTTCCTGTGGTTGAATTAAAAGAAGTTATAGTTACAGAAAG